TTTTGGTTTAACTGTTGATTCTTTTTTATCTTCAACTTCTTCTACTTTGATTCCTTCGATTCCAGGTTTTAATGGTTCTGTATAACCTAGATCAACTTCTTGTTTAGGAAGTTCTTCTTTACTTTCTACTTTTTTTTCTTCAACAGATATTGTTTGTTCTTCAACACCATCTGTATCTAACTCCACTTCTGGAGATTTTTTCTTTTCTTCTATCATGTGTAGCTCCTGTTATTGCGTAGTTAATACGTATGCAAAATATCCTCCGGGTTCTTAATTCTAGCAATGATTTCATCGTCATTTAGAATTCTTACTTCGCCGCCTTCTATTTTGAATCTTGCCCCTGAATAACGACCAAATATTACCCAATCTCCTTTTTGACACCAAGGTCCATTAGGAAATCTAGTTTTATCTGTGTATGCAAGGTCACCAACTTTTAAGACATATGCACAAACCGTTGTTACTTGAATTGTTTCCGCAGTTTGATCGGATAGGTATACTCCACCTTTAGTTTTTGCTGGGCCTGCCCAAGGCAAAACTAAAATTCTCCAACCTGTGGGTTCTGGAAGTCTTTCAAGTAAAGATGAATTTTCTTCAACAGCTTTTGCGTCTAGAAAAGTTTGAGTTTTTTCTTTCTCTTTGTATGCGTCTATTAGTCCTTCTACATGTGCAGGGATTTCATTATTTGAAATCTCCGTCGTCTCCGTCGTCATTTACTTGCTCCTGTTTTTGTTGCAGGTCTTTAAGATCCTGTAGCAGAGTTTCTAAGGCTCTGATTTGTCCTCTAATATATTGAAGTTGTTCTAAAGAGTCAACGGTATAGGCAAGGTTTTCTTTTAAATCAACGATACGTTTCTTTATAAACTTAACTATAGCAGAATAGTCCACTACTCAATAACCTTTTTTTCTCTAGAAATATGACCTAAAACAATGCCTTTGTGAGAACCTTCTTTGATTGTATAACCAGAAGTTCCATTACCATTAATTTCTACTTCTTTTCTACTTTTAAGAAGAATATTATTTTTCTTTTGTATTTCTTTATCAGAATAGTTTTTAGCTATAAGGTCTTTTAATCTTTCAAACATAATTAAAATATAGTGTATTACTTGTAATAATACAAGGATAAGATCTATCCGTTTTCTTGTTCTTTTGGCTGAGGTTTATTAGCCATTGTACGTGCAACTGATTCCGCAGAGCGTCCCACGACATACCCTCCAAGACCAATCTGTAAAAGTGTCCATACATCTCCTGGAAGAGTTATAGTTATAACAGCTTTAAAAAAAAATAAAATTACTGGTCCTAATACATAGTTCCATACTAATATAAATATTAATACGTACATTAATAATGGTCTCCAACTAGATGCAAACCATCCAGCTTTTGCTTCAGCTTCAATAATTTTAGCAGCTGCTGTTAATTCTTGTGTATGAGATTGCATCAACTGCGTTTGCAATTGTGCTTTTAGTTTTTCTTGTAAATCTTTATCTGGTACTGATTTCTCGATAGTTGAAAAAAGTATTTTAGCTAATGGAGCAACAGCATTTAACACTGGCAACATTAGAATGTACCTTTAAAAGGAACTTTTTTTACTTGAACAGGATATTGACCAAGAAATCCACCTTCTGACATACCTAATGTATCTTGAATCATTTTTGTATCTGGATCTACTATATTTGGTTCAAACATTGTTTTACCACTTGCAGTTCCATACATAGTTGCTGGAGTTATTGGTGGTTGACTTGGTTGATTATAAAAACCTTCTTTAAATTCATTACGACTTACGTAAGGATCTATACCTTGAGGGTTTGGGCCACGCTTTGGTGGTGGCCCTGATCTTTTGCCAGAATTCTTTTTTTTATTTTTTTCCATTTTTATTTTTACCTTTTAATCTTCCCATTAAAACATCTGCGTAAGTAGTTTTTCCATCTTCATTTAAATCTGGGAAACCACCTTCACTATAATTCATCATTCCGCCACCCATTTTTGATTCAACATCTGTTTCATTAATAACTGTATCATAATATCCAAGACCTGTTCCTGCTGTTCCTATTGCAGCACCTTTAGTACCTCCACCAACTGGTTTACCTTTGATTGTAGGTTTTACAGTTAACATCTCCACTGTTTTTCCGGACAATGCTCTTTTTGTAGGTATTCCAAATTGTGTAGCTCTTTTTCCATATTCAGATGTTGGTTTTCTAACTCCTTGAATTACTTTTGCTGCTGTTGTAATAAATTTTCCAATATTTGCTTTAACTGGATAAAGTTTTGCATATTGACTTTCTAAACCTATTTTTTTAGACATGTTATTTTCCTTTTGTAATTCTGTTTCTATCTTGCATCAACTTTTGTTGTGCAAGAGCTAATTTTTGAGCATCTGATTTTTCTTGTTGCTCTAGCTTCATCTTATCAACATCAATTTTCTCTTCAAATTGAGAATCTTGATTCTGAATTTTGATAGCCGCTTCTTGAGCTTTTCTTTGCATATCTAATGCTCTTAAATCTAGCTCTCTCTGTTTTAACATAACTAGAGGGTCTTGTTTAGCCCCATCCATCTCGGTCTCAGCCTGTGCTAATTCATTAGTTAATTGTGCAATACGATTAGCAACCTCATTATTAAACATAACTTGATATTGTTCTGGGTTTTGTTGAGCAAATTGTTGCATTTCTTGGTTTTGGCTTATTTGTTGAGCCACTTCTATGTTTGCTTTAAATGATACATGTTCAGAAATATGTCCTTGTAATAAGGCATACACTTGTGGGTTAATTTGAACCATTCTAGTTTTTAAAAATGCTGCATGTGCTGCTATATGAGCATCATGAGATTGTTCTGGAAATGCTTTTGGTATAACCATTTGTAATCCTTCCATATTCTCAATAGCTGGATCTTTAGGTTGAGGTGTAACTTCTGGATTTAACAATTGATCAATTTGTTTTGTACCTAATGACTCATAAACTCTTTTATAAACTTCATACATATTATGCAATTGAGGATTAGATTGAGCTATTTGTAATTGTGTTTGTGCTAAAGTAATTCTTTGTGACATTGAAAAGATAGTTGGATCTGCAACTGGTAAAATATCTACCTTGTCATCAAAATCCATTACCTTAATAACTCTATCTGCATTGTAAACAGAGTAAGGATATTCCGGTGGCAAGTATTCAGCGATAACTTTAGCTAATAATTTAAACTCAATACGCATTGCATAGTACAATCTCTTGTGAATAGCTGACATTACTCTGCTTCCACGCTCAAGAAGAGCTATAGTTGTACCAACCGCAGCTTGTTGATTAGCATCTCCTACTTGCATATCTGCAGTTGAAGCAAATCTTTGACCTGATTGCACACAATAATCCATTAATTGATACAAAGTTGCACTTGGTTCTTTGAATGGAAGTAATTGAAATTGATCTTTTATGTTTCCACCAGGGGCATCTACATCTCTAAACTCACCAGGTTGTATTGGTTGATCGTCATCTCGCACACGCATGCCTCTTGATTTAAATCCAGCAGGTAAATTTGACAAAGTACCAGCATCTAATAGCTGTCTAAGAGCTAAAGTTGCTGTTCGAGACAGGCCACCGATCATATGGATCAGTCCAAAACCATAAAAACCTAGTCCAGGTAAGAATTTAAAATGTGAAAAATATTCTTTTTTAACAAATTTAGGATCATCTTCCTTATAATTTCTATAAATTGATAAAATTTCTTTAGAATCTTCTTCAATTGTTACGATGTAAGGAATTTTTATATTGATTTGATCTTCTTTGTTGTCAGTCATGTACTCCGACAAGTCTAAATCAATATGCATTTCTAAAATTGTGTATAAAGTTCCTCCATCTGAAGGGTTAACACCCTCTATTTTGTCATATTTGTCTTGAATTTTATCTTTGTTTGTTTCTACTGGTTCTTTTAGCTCTATCTTTCTATAAAAACCACTCGCCATTTTTTTATTTAAATCATTTTCTGATTGTTTAATAACATGTGTAATTCTTGCAGCATCTTTTAGATCAGTTGCATAGTAAGGAACTACTAAATCTTCAGCAGGAATAAATTTTGATACTGCTCTTTCTAAAATTGCATCATAATAAACTTTTTTAAATGCAGATCCTGCAAGTGGAAGATAAAATAACATTTGATCAAACTCTGGAGTGTATTCTTCCATCTTCTCCATAATCATATAATTCATAAAATCTTTTACTCTTTGAGCTTGTTGAGATATTTCATCTGTTTCTAATCCAACAACTTGAGTTCTAACTGGTCCTTCGGGTGGTAATAATTCTTTGTATGCTTGTGCTTGGAATTGTGTAACAGCTTCAGCTAATAATGGATGAGTGACACCGGCTGCACCTTTAAATGGTCTATTTTGTTCTGTGTATTTAAATCCTAGTAAATCTAAACCTTTAATGTAAGCATCTTCCCAATCTTGTCTAGACTCTCTGTCTTTTTCGTAATCAAAAATTAAATCGTTTGCTATTTGAGAAAGTATTCTGTCATCCATATCTTCCGCAAGATTGGCATAGAAATCTTGTTGAGACTCTTCCTGCATTGCTTCTTCAGTATCACCAGGAAGAGTTACAATTTTTTCTTCTTCGACAGTTACTTCGTCAGTAATAGGATTGTTTTTATCAACAGCCATTTAAAAAAGTTTAGTTGGTTTATTCTTTCCGAATCTAACTCCTCTTGCAAGAACAGATCCTCCACCATACATTTTTTTTACTCCACCTGTTCCCATCATTTTTCTCATTTCTGGTGAATTTAATTTTTTATAAACATTTTTTGCTTTTTCAACAATTGAAACTTTTTTAATATCAGATTCAGTTAGTCTGTCTGAACT